AAATCAAGATTAGTTCAAGATGATAGATATCCAACAATAACTGCTGAAAGTGTTGAAGCTGAAATAGCAATGTATAATGAATTGGAAACAGCTACAAATGAAGAAACAGAAAACAATATCATTGCTTAAAACTCCACGAGCTGTGGAGTTAGAGTATTACAAGCAACTTAAACAATTAGCTAATGAAATGAAAAAAGATATTAATGAGACTATCTTACCTATTCTTGAAAATGTAAGCTTAGATTCTAAATATACTAAAGATGTGGGCGTAACTGATTTATTAAGTGCTTTAAATATCTTGCAAGGTAAATACTCGAATACTTTTGCATTTGCTTCAAGGGTAGCTAATAGCGTTGTATCAAGACTATTAAATATGGGTAATGATAAGTTTAGAAAGACTTTAGAGTCTGCATATGGCGTTGATGTAGGGCGTATGATTAATCAAAATAAACTTAATGATTTAGTAGCACTTCAAAGAAGAAAACAAGAAGTATTAATTAAGACTATTCCAGCTCAATTTTTTAGTCAAATAGAAATGATTATTCAAAACGGTGTGAGTGGAAATAAAACTTATAAATCAATTGCGAATGAGATTAAGGGAATTAGTGGAATTAGTTCAGTTTACGGGAAATTAGATAATAGGGTTAAATTGATCGCTCGGCAAGAGGTTAGTGTGATAAATTCTAATCTAAACAATGCAAGAGCCTCAAGTGCTGGAATAACTCAAGCTACTTGGCAAACATCAGGTGATGAAAGAGTAAGAGAATCTCACGCTCAAAGAGATGGGAAAATATTTGATTTAAAAGAGGGATTATATAGTTCTTTGGATGGTAAGTATTTACAATGTGGTGAAGATTTTAACTGCAGGTGTCAAGCAATATATATTATTCCTGAAAACTAACCACTCATTCAAGAGTGGCTCACAAAAAGTATCCAGCAACCAAAGCATTTATTACAAACAATAAAGTCAGGCATAAGATTCTGTAGTTAAAAATCTTTTTGTTTTTGATATCTAAATCTTTCATATATGAAATATAAATATCATTTCTTAACTGAGATGATGAAGCTAGTCTACGCTTAACTCTATTCTTATGTTTAGTTTCTGCTATTAATGTATTAGTTAGATTCTTTATTTGTTTCTCATAATTATCAATAGTATTTCCCATTTCTGCTTGATTTTCACATTGCATACAGATAACTTTATTTGCAATATTTAATTTTTCTTGAATTAATCTTTTTTCTTGTCTAAGTTTTTTAAATGTGTTTTTCATTTTTCACTCTCCATACACATTATCAACAATGGTTTTAAATTCTAAATCCGTATGATAATCTTTAATTGTTTGGATTAGATATTGATGTAGTTCTTTTGGTATTTCTGCGATTAGGTCATTATAATGGTCATTAATTAAATATTTTCCATCACTTGAGTATTCAATTCCACCATCAGAACAAAAATAATGTTCATCAAAATAAGTAATTTTTACTACCTCACCACTTGCACACAAATAAAACTCCCCTACTTCTAGTTTCATTTAGGCTCCCACCCACTGCAATAAAAATCTTTTTTAAATACTTTATCTACTTTTAATAAAGTACATATAAAATCTTGATTTTTATCTTCTTCTTTTTTAAAACTTTCAAAAATATCATATGAATATTTGCAACTATCACAACTTCTATTTTCATATTTCTCAATAGTTTCATAAAGCATTTCTGCAACTACTTTAGGGCTATTCATTAAATAACCTTGTATTACTTGTTCTTTTGTCATTTTGACTCCCAATTATTACAGCTAAAAGTAGGGAAACAGTCTAAATCAACATAATCAATAGGACTATCGTTATGCTGACATTCTGTTGTCATAGAATCAACAACATATTTAAACTTACAATTATCACAACTTCTATTTTCTAATGCTTCAAGTTCTTTTATAGCTTCATTAACATTAGAAAAGTCATGTATTGTAAAATTAATATCTATATTGTTTCTTTGAAATCTTGTATCAGGATTATTTGCATATATTCTTTTTAATATCTCTAATGCTAACATTTCCCACCCTCCATAAACTTAATATAAAATTGCTTCATCGCTTCATACCTTCTTCTATACCCAACATCTTTATGCTTTTTATAATTCAATAAAGTTGCGTGAGTTATGTTGTAGAATGTTGCTAGGTCTTTGTTTGATATTTTCATTCCTAAATTTCCTTTAATTTATATTTAATAACTGCATAGCTAATATAATGGTTTGCAGTATGGTGTGTAAAAACTATATCTATAATTTTATATCCATTTCTTTCTAGTTCGTTACATTTTTTATTAACTTTTTCATCTGTTGCGTATTCTATAACTGATATATTCATTTTGTTTCCCATCTGTTACAGCTAAAATCTTCTATATTTGCATCAAAAGAAGTTACGGGACACATAAAAGTATTTTGCTTTTTACAATTACTGCATTTTCTTCTATTTAAAGAATCATATATTCCATTAATAACACATTCAACTGTTCCCTCAATATCATCATTAACATCATCGCTATAACCATATAAAAATGTATTGTTTTCTAAATAATATTTTTTTGCTTCATCTCTAGTCATTTAAACTCCTTAATTAATTTCCCTAATTATAATTAAAATAGTTTTAAAGTAAACTTATAATATTTACAAATGCTATAATTTAAAAAAGGATAGTGATGATTAAAATACAACACGCTAAACATAATCAACAAGCTGTTAGAAATAGCGATATATTTTATGTAAAGTTTAAACATAATGGTAGTTCAATGCTTAATGTAAATGGTAGCGTTACACCCGTTGAGTTTATACTTGAAGATTTGCCAGTTGATGATTTTCTATTGACTAGGGTTGATTATTTAATTGCTATTGATTCTATTATTGATGTAAGTAGGTTTGGAAATAGAACAGCCTTGACAAATGGTTTAGTGTTTGAAATAGATGGGAGTCAAGTATTTAAAAATAATGCTGATGTGATGTTGTTTGCAAGTGATTCGACTATTGACACAGCAAAAATAGGTGGAACTACTGTAAGTATTATTAATGGGAATTGGAGTCCACTTGATGTATTTCAACACGCTATAATAAGTAAAAAATCAGATTTAAAAATTATAGTTAGAGATGATTTAACACTAATTCCCCACTTGGAGTTCGGAGTTAGTGGAATTAAATTAAGTTAGAAAGGAAAAAGATGCTAGAAGTATTTATATTATTGGTTGCTTTTCAAATAAAGCATTTTGTTTGCGATTATCCTTTACAAAATGCTTATATGTTAGGTAAGATGAGTCGTGAAAAATGGGTCTTACCTCTATTATCGCATAGTGGAGTTCACTCTTTAGGAACTTTTATTGTAGTTGGTTTTATTAATATTAAATTAGCTTTTGTATTAGCAATTATTGATTTAGTTTTACATTTTATAGTAGATAGATTAAAAGCTAGTCCAAATATCGGAAATAGATGGGGAATGGATAAGCCTTATTTTTGGTGGGCTTTAGGATTAGACCAGATGGCACATCATTTAATTAACTATCTGTTTATTTTTATTATTTTATATTATGGAGGTATATAATGATTAAACAAACAATATTAAAAGACACATTCAACGACTTCACAAAATACATAGATGAAGATACTGGATTCTTACATATTAATGGCGTAGTGGCACGAACTGGTTTACAACCATACATAGGAGCTGAACTAGGTGATATGGAAAACCCAACAGTAGTATTTAATGTCTATCGTCCAAGAGAAGAAGTATTAAAAGAAGAGTCTTTATCTACTTATGCAAATGCTCCAATAACAGACGACCACCCAAATACATTCGTAACAGTTGACAATGCAACGGAACTTATAAAGGGTAGTGTAGCATCTTACGAAACTTACAACAAAGACGGGATTGATTATATCAAGGCTCAAATAGTTGTAACAGATAAAGACTTAATCAATAAAGTTATAAACGGAAAAATGGAGTTAAGTGCTGGTTATTCTCAAAACTTAGTAAAAGAAAAAGGTGAGTTTGAGGGCGTAACTTATGACTATATTCAAACAAACATTAAAATTAATCATGTTGCTTTAGTTGATTCGGCTAGATGTGGACAAGAGTGTAAATTAGTATTTGATTCTAATAGTATAATTGTAGATGAAAATACTTTGAAAGGAATTGACTCTATGGAAGAAAAAGAAGAAATCAAAACTCCTGACGCTGAAATGCCATTTGATATTAAAGAATTAGCGAAACAAGTAGCTGAACTTTTAAAAATGGAAAAATCAGAAGAAGAAACAATGATTGATGAAGAAATGCCAAAAGAAGAAGAAACTAAAAATATTGATTCTTTAATTGATGCAAAAGTAGATGCTTTACTTGTTGCTAAAGAATTAGGTTTAAATGTTAAATCATCTGATTCAGTAGTAGATATTAAAAAAGCTATTATTGCAACTAAATCTGATATGGCTTTAGATGGAGTTTGTGATGCTGGAATTGATACAGCTTACAAAATGGTTAAATCACAAATTGCAAAAGATTCTTTAAAACAAGAAGAGATTAAAAAATCTCAAACTAATGCGTTTGATGGATTAAAACACGGTGCAAATGATAATAAATTTGCTGATTTAAAAGATAAGGAGATTTAATTATGGCTTTTACAAGTGCTGTTTTAGAAGAATCTAAAAAGTTAGGTTCAGGGGAAGTTTTAAGAACTAAACCTTTTAATGTTGAAGCATTTTCAACTTTTGAAGATGGTTTAGTAATGGGTAGATTTGCTAAATATGATACTGGTTCAGTTGATAATTTAGACAATAGTGCAACTCCAAAAATCGCTGGTATTGTTACTAGATTAATCGGTGGAGAACAAGGTGTAAATACTTACAGAAAAACTGGTGCATTAGTTGATACTTCTGCTGAAGTTATGACTGTTGGTTTTGCTACTGTTGATGTTGTAACAGGTAATACTCCTGCAAGATATGGAATTGCTTATGCTGTCAATGCAACAGGTTCAGGTGCTGATTTTGGAAAAGCTACAACTACTTCAACTAATAATGTTGATTCAGGTTATGTTTTTTGGGAACAAGTAGACACGAATGTTTGGCTAGTAGCTAAAGCTTCATTAGTTTAATTAAAGGATAATTAATATGGCAAAATTAGGACAAATTTATAATTTAGATTCATTTGATTCTGCAAAGAATTATTTTAAATCTTTAGACTCAAATGGTGGAACTGTACTAGCTAGAAATTTAGAACATATTTCAAGCGAAGTATTTGAACAAAGAATTGCAGGATTATCATTCTTAACTGCTTCAGGTATTGTTATCAATAATGAAGGTGGATATGCAAAAGCTATTACTAAATTAAAATCAAATATTCAAGGTGATTTTAAAGACGCTGGTGATAACACAAACGGTAAAGGTAAAATCTCTATGGGTGTTGAAGATGATACTATGCCTGTATTTATGAAAGAAGCTGTTTCTGATTGGTCTGAAACTGAATTAAATAGAGCATCTTTAGAAAACAGAAACTTAGTATCTGAATACTTAAGAGGTCATGATCAAAAGTACAAAGAGCAAATTGATAGAATCGGTTACTTAGGTATCGAGGGTAAATCAAAAGGTTTATTAAATAATACTTTATTTGCTTCAGGTGGTGCAACGGGTGTATTTAGTGGATTAACTGCTCAAGAGATGTTCGATGAAATTTCAACATTAGTATCTGACCAAAGAACGGCTGTATTAAATGATGAAATGTTTAGTGCTGATAAAGTTGCAGTTCACCCTGATACTTACAACATTTTAAGCAAAACTTTTGTAAATACTGCTGGAAGCTTAACAACTGTAAGAGAGGCTCTTGAAAGAACTTTAAACATTACTTTTGTTATCACTTCTAAATGTGATATTTCAGGGGTTAAAAGAATCGTTGCTTATTCTTCACAAAGACAAGCTATTCAAATGAGAATACCAGTTGCTTTAAAAATTAGCAATCAATTCCAAATCGGAGGGTTCAGATACGGTATTGAATCTACTTTTAATATTGCTGGGTGTGACCTGATAGAATCATTATCAGGTAAAATTCTTACTGCTGTATAATTAGTTGTTGGGATTTAAAAGGGGAGTTTAATAGCTCCCTTTTTTATGGTTAAAATAATTTATCTTGTTTGAATTTTTTAATAAATCTTTTTTCAGCTTCTTCCATATTTTTAACAGCTTGTTTAAAATAACTATCTTTTAATTCTATTCCTATTCCTTTTCTACCCATTGAAATAGCACTAAATAATTCTGTACCTATTCCATTAAAAGGGGTTAAAATAACTTCATCAGGATTTGAATATAGCTCTACTAATCTATCCATAACATCTAATTGAGTAGGTGTAACATGCTTTTCATCATCTTCTTCTTTTGCATCATGAAAAGGTAACAAATTGCCACCTCTAATATCATCCCAAACGCTTGAAGCGTATCTTTGCCATATATAATGATTAAGTTTAGTAACTTTATCATCTTCATTTATTTTGTTTAAATGTTCCCAAAGTTCATCAGCTGTAAAATCTGTATTATTTGCATTATTCCATGCTCTTAGCATATTTGGTAATATTGGTATTTCTCCTGAATAATGATTAATTCCAAATGGGTGTACTACTGGTACTTGATTTTCTCCTCTTTTTTTAAATACTAAAATATAATCAGGATTAGCAGTAAAGCATTTCGTAGAATCTTCCATTATAAATTTGTGCATTAATGATTTAACCATAGTTTTTAATTTTACTTTTAATGGCTCTTTCCATACTGTTATCCTATTCATATAATCAAAACCATACTTTCTATAAAGCTTTATTATTTCACTTGGAAAATCACTTAAAGAACCATTCACATCACATAAATCAGTTATGTGAATAGCATTTATTCTTCCTTTTTTTGTAACCCTTGATAACTCTTTTATTAAAAATTCATATTGTTTTAAAAATTGCTCATTGCTATCTACATTACTAAAATCTCTTTCATCGCTTGAATATGTATATAAAGAAGAAAAAGGAGGACTATAAACACTTAAATCTATTGACTCATCTTCTAGTTGAGTTATTACATTCATACAATCATCATTATAAATTGCATATCTATCTGTTACTATTTGGTTTTTTACTTTTGACATTTTTTATCCTTTTAAAATTTTGGTTTTATAAAATTTGTTTGTTTAAATACTTTTGTATCAACATATTGTTCATTAACATTTTCTACTAGATTTTTATAAAGCTCTTGGGCTTTTTGTGTCTTTTGCTGTAACGCCTCCATAACTCTTGTCATTCCCTCACTTAATACTAAATCAATAACTACATCGTTCTTTTGTCCGAATCTCCAAAATCTTCTAATTGCTTGATAATATTGTTCATAACTCCAAGTTGGAAAAAATACAGAGTGGTTGCAATGTTGCCAGTTTAAACCCATTCCCGTCATTTTTGCTTTTGTTATTAATCTTTTGATTTGTCCGTCTGCAAAAGCTTTTAATATTTCTTCTTTTTGTTCGATAGATTGACTTCCAATAATTTCAACAGCTTCTTTATCATTTGATTTTAAAATAGCACTTTCATTATTTGTATTACACCAATACACGCTAGTTTTATCTTTTGCAAGTTCAATTGCTTTGAAACTTCTTTGTTCTTCTGTTAATTTCTGTTCTGTTTTTATCTCACTCATTGTTTTAGCTTCAACAGCAAATAAGCTACCCATTGAATAATGATTGTCGTTTATTACAATATGGTTGTTTGTAATAAGACTAGGTAATTTATATCTAGTATCATCAAAACCTAAATCACTTGGACTCTTAACCATTATAGACCAGCTATTAACCCATTGGAAAAAAGCTTTTTCGGCGTGTGGTTTTAGATAAAATTTTTCTCCAATGTTTCTATTATTAGAATCAACACTATTTTGATTATTCTTAAAAAACTTTGTAAGCATATCCATATAACCCATATAGCCTAATGCTTCACTACTTGTACCTAATTCAATAAAATCATTTGGTGATGGTGTTGCAGTTGCTAAAAATCTATAAGGAACTTTTTTAATAAAACTTGTTATTTGATTCTTAATTTGTCCGTTAAAGTTTTTTAATATAGAACTTTCATCTAATATCACGCATTCAAAATCTTCACTATTAAAATAATGTAATCTTTCATAATTACATATAACTATTTTTTTAGTAAATTTTCCGTCTTTAGAATATTCAATGTCATCAATTCCAATTTTTACAGCTTCATCTAAAAACTGAAAAGCAACAGCTAAGGGCGTCAATAATATAACTCTTTTGTTTGTTTTTAAAATTATATTTTGTGCAATAGATAACAACATTAAAGTTTTACCTAATCCAGTATCTGCAAATATTCCTATTCTTCCTTTTTGCATAGCTCTTTCAATTATATGTTTTTGAAAATCAAAAGCCATTTCAGGAAACCAAATTGCATTAAATCCAAAGTTACCCGATGAATGTTTTTTACTCTCAATAAATTTCTCATACTCATTCATTTACTCTTTTCTCCTTAAATAAATTAAAATAATTTTAATATAACTTAGCTTAAATCATTATAAATTTATATGCTATAATTAAAACAAAAAAGGAAAAGAATATGTACAAAAAAAACATTGAGAATACTTTTGAAATTGGCTCACATAAAATCACAACTGAATTTTTTGAATTAGATAAATTATCTGAAAGAGAAAGTAAGATTTTAGCTAATGCTATTAAGTCGGGTGTTATTGAGGTTGTGGAAGAAGTTAAAGAAGAAACTAAGCCTACTAAAAAAACTAAAGCTTAAGCTATATAAAATCCCATATATTACTTTGATACAATATATGGGATTTAGCTTTTACTCTTAATTGTTCATTTGTATAAATCACTTTATACTCGTTAAATTCATTTGTCTTGCAATCCATAGCTAAATCAATCTCTTTTTCTACATTCTTTAATCTAAGATTTTCAAAGAATATTATCAACATACTTTTTCTATGTTTTGTGAGGTTTTTATATTTCAAGAAACTAGCTAACATTTCGATATTATCGTCAAGCAAACCACATAGAAAATAATAATCGTTTATTAGTTGTTTCAAAGTTTTAGCCTTAGTTTAATAGTTCTGGGGTTTCATGTATATTTCCAATGATTTCACAATCTTTCTCTATATCTATCATATCGCTATCAAATAATCTACTTAATAATCCCCACCTTAAATTAGTTTTATCTGGATTAAATAAATTTAGGTGATAAAGAAAAAAACAACCTCTTTCAAAAACTACTTTATATACTGTATCTTTTCTTCCCTTTATAATATCACCTTCGTATACTTCTTTATTTTTTATTTTTAATCCAGTGTATTGCAGTTCTTGTTTTATCTTTGAACTATATTCACATTCTATATTTATATATGCATCTGAATCTATCAGTTCTTTTAAATAATATGACTCTGTAACTTCTCCATTTTCCAATAAAAATTTAAATTTAATCTCTCTCATCCTCTTTATCCTCTTAATAAATTTAAAATAATTTTAGCGAATAAAACTATAAATCCAACTTAAAAAACTATTATATAATTAAAATAAAAAGGATTAATTTTGATAACATCAACAGATTTTAAAATTAGATTCCCTGAATTTACAAGTACAGCAGATGCGAAAATAAATCTTTTAATAGATGAAGCTTATTTATCAATCGGTGCAAAGTATGGTAAGTTTCAAGATACAGCAGTTTTATATTTTGTAGCTCACAACTTAGTTATTGAAACGAACGGATTAAATGCTATGAGTGCAACTGTATCAAGTCAAAGTGTAGATGGTGTAAGTGTATCTTATGCAATGCCTACAACTATCAATGAGATTAATGCTTATTATGGCTCAACTGGTTATGGTCAAAAGTATTTATATTACTTTAATATTGTTAGAGTTGGTCAAGCTAGTATCGTATGAAAAAGAATGATAACTCTTTATTTATAGCGTATGAAAAGAATTTGCAACAGTTTAAAGACTCGGTTGTAAAAGCTGGAATACTTGCAAAAGATGGAAGTGAAAATCATAGCGAGGGTATTACAGTTTTTCAAATAGGAATGATTCACGAATTTGGAGTTCCTGAGAAAAATATACCTAAAAGAAGTTTTATAAGAGTACCAATTGAGAACAATATAAAAGAGATAACTAAACTAATTGAGAATAATCATAAGTTGGTTAGTGAGAATGCTATGAGTGCAAAAGTTGCTTTAGATAGGATAGGGATTAAGGCTCAAAATACGATTAAAGAATCATTTAGAAATAACGATTGGAAGCCATTAAAAAGAGCCACAGTTAAGAGAAAAGGAAGTAGTCGTCCACTTATTGATACTGGACAACTAATAGGCTCAATTAGTTATATAGTAGAAAAGGAAAATTAATGTTACC